CTGGACCCCGTGACGGCGTAGGACCCTGGGGTTGTGTCGAGCGGAAACGCGCGCGAGGTGTCGGCGCTGGAGCCCGTGACGGTGTAGCTGCCCGGCGTTGTCTGCACCAGCAGATCGGCCAACGTCGTCGCGCTGGACCCCGTGACGGCGTAGGACCCTGGGGTTGTCGTGATCTCGGAACTGGTGCCGACGGTAAGCTCCGCGCTTGACCCCGTGACGCTGTAACTGCCGGAGGTGGTAGCCGCCAGCGGGTCGGCCAAGGTCTGAGCGCTGGAGCCCGTGACGGTGTAGGACCCTGGGGTCGTGTCGAGCGGGTATTCGCGCAGCGTCTCGGCGCTGGACCCGGTGACGTTGTAGCTGCCAGCAGTGGTCGCCGCCAGCAGCTCTACCAGCGTCTGCGCGCTAGACCCTGTGACGCTGTAACTGCCTGGTGTCGTGGAGACCAGCAGGTCGCTCAGGGTCGTCGCGCTAGACCCTGTGACGCTGTAACTGCCTGGTGTCGTGGAGACCAGCAGCTCTACCAGCGTCTGCGCGCTGGACCCGGTGACGCTGTAGCTGCCCGGTGTCGTGGAGACCAGCAGGTCGGCCAAGGTCGTGGCGTTCGCCCCAGCGACAACGAACCCGCGCGGGAAAACGTCGAGGAGGCTGTTGTTGTAGTCGAACGTCTCGTCGACGGACTCGGTGATCAACCCCCAGTCGTAGAAGCCGGAGACAACCGAGGCGACCGAGCCGTAGTCCCGGTCCTCCAAAAGGTACGGCCCCGTGACGGCATAACCGCCCGGGACCGTTTGGAGATCGTAAGCCGCCATTGATCAGTACCCCAGGCGGCCCTGGGCGAGAGCTTAGACCAGCGTGAAGATGGTGCCGGGGGTGGTGTTGTTGAACTTCACCGTGAACGTCTCGCCCGCGGTCAGCGTGATGGCGCTGCCGTAGTCGAACCAGGCAATCGCCGCGTCAGCAGGGGAGGTGGCGCTGTCGTTGTAGAGCACCGCGTAGCGGAAAGGGCCCAGGTTGCCGCCGGCTGCGGTGAACACCACCTGAGTGCCGCTGACGGTCGTGGTGCCCGTGGTCTCGCTGATGGAGATGGTGGTCGCGGTGCCGCCTGCGGTGTAGCCGTTGGCCGCCGCCGGTGCCGGGTGGTCGGTGGTGTTCCAGGTGGTCTGCGTGGCCACCGGCGCAGTGTTGGTGAGCGCGATCTTGAACGTGTGTGCGTCCCAGTCGTGCACGCCGCGGATGAGCTGCTCGCTGAAGTCCTGGAATTTGTTGTAGGCGGAGGTGGCCATGGCGCGTGCCTTTCTTTAGGGGAGCGTCTTGTTCCAGACGGCGTTGGCGATGTTGTCGAGGATGCCGTCCAGGATTGCGGCGCTGCGGGTGCCGGGCTCGCCGGTCACCATCGGGTGCGCGCCCGAGCGCAGCACCACGTTGGTGGTGTCCATGCTGGCGTTGGCGTCGGAGACCGTCGCCTGGCGCAGGGCGGCGGTGCCACGCTGCATCCAGGCGTCACCGATCTTGATGCCCTCGGTGCCCTTGATGATGGGCCCGGCAAGGTAGCCGGCGATCACCATGGCCAGGCCGGTCACGAAGTCGGCCGGGTACTTGGTGGTGTCGGTCACGTCGCGCGTGTACAGCAGCGCGGCGGTCGACTGGTTGGTGTAGAGCGCGTCGCCCTCGACGTCGTAGTCGGCCCCTGCCTTGTCAGGAAAACCGAGGGTGGCGGTGGCCATAACCCGGCGCGGGCGTAGGCAGTCGGCCGGGAGCTGGTACTTGTAGAGCCAGTCGCTCGAGTCGTTGACCAGCTCGGCCAGGTCCACCCGCTTGCGGGCGAAGCTCCAGTCGTAGTCGGCCAGCGCTGCGCGCCTGGCGATCGGCAGGAACCGGGCGCAGTGGCCCGACTCCACGCTGCCGTCGGGCGGCGACAGCGCGACCACGACGGCGTCGGCGCCGAGGTGCGCGAGCGCGAGGTTGGCGATGTCGACTGCACTGGCCATGGGCGAACTCTACGGGTGAGGGGGTAGTAGACGGACACTCAGCGGCGGTTGCGCGCGCGAATGTGCATGAGCCAGTTGATGGCCGTGCCCAGACCTTGGACGACGAACCCCCACCACTTCCCCGATGAGTTGCCGCGGTAGCGGCCGAAGTAGCTCACGACGGGTCAACGGATGTGACGGTGCGCGCGCCCGAGCTGTAGGTGGCTTCCACCCGGTCCACGGTGCCGTCTTGGCTCTTGAACACCATGCTGGAGCCTTCCAGGCCGGTGGCGTCACCCGCGTTGACGGCCAGCAGGATGCGCAGCACGTCGCGCAGCGTCAGGCCGCCCTCGACGGTGCCCAGCAGCGGGTCAGCCGCGGCGCCTGCGCTGTTGAGCAGCTCGCCCATGGAGCCGGGGGTGTTGTAGGCGCTGGCCAAGGCTTGCCAGACTGCGGCCGACAGGGACTGCGGGCTCAGCTCGGTGAAGGGCGTGATGTCGCCCGACAGCACCCCGATAGCACGCGGCGTGGCGCTCAGGCTCCAGGTGATAGGCGCGTTGCCCTGCGCGTCGATGATGGCCCCCAGCGTGGCGCTGGGCACCGTGAAGCTGATGCTGGTCGAGCCCTGCGCCGACAACGCGCCGGCCAGGTCCGCCGTGGTGCTGAACGTGATCGAGGTCGAGCCCGAGGCCGACACCACCAGTTGCAGGTCGGCGGGCGGCACCGTGAAGGTGATGCTGGTCGAACCCGTGGCGGGCAGGCCCAGCGTGCCGGATGCTGCCGCGCTGAACGTGATCTGCGTGGACCGGGACGAGATGCGCCCGGCTTGCAGCGCCATCAGCCAGGAAGACGGGTGCGTTGTGCCGTCCGGTTGCCCGGCCAGCATTCCAAACGCCGCCGTCTGGTTGCGACTGGCTCTCCACAGCGGCTGCATCGACGTTTGCAGCGTCACGCCGGACACGGTGCCCACCGTGCGCCCCGGCACCGCCGAGTAGGCGCTGGTGGCGGAGACGGGCGACTGTCCGATGAAACGCAGAGCCATCAGCCGCCCCAGGCGTACCGGTTCACACCGAAGAAGTTTGTCGAGGCAGGGGTGGCCGCGCCCGCGTAAGCGATCCAGGACAGGCAGGCGTTACTGGTAGCGGCGGCTTCCTGGATCAGCGGCAGGCTCGGGAACTGGTTGAGCATGTCGCGCTCACTCAGCAAGAACTGCGTTGTGAGTTGCAGCTCCATGATCGGCTTGGCCAGCACCAGGTTGGTGAAGGTGGAAGCCGTGCCGTTGGCCGCGCTTTGCTGCCAGGTCTGCACCGACCGGATGCCGGTGTCGCCGGCCTGCAGCGGCAGGAACGGGCCGATGTTGTTGGCCGCCGTGCCCGAGTGGTAGATGTGGCTGTTCACCGCCGACACCGTGGACGCCACCGTTTGCGGCAGTGCGCGTGAGCCGACGTTGGCCTGGTTGGTGTAGGTCATGAGGCAGTTGTGCGCGGTGCCCCCGGTAGTGGCTGGCGCAACTACGGAATAGGCCATGACACCCGTGCCGCTTGTGTACCTGGGCAGCGTCAAGGTGTTGGCCAAGGTGATGGCTGAAGCCGTGTTGCCGTCAATCCGGGCATAGCAGCCCAGCAGGTCCACCAGCAGCAGCGTGATCGGCACCGTGGTCGAGCCTGCGGTCTGCGCGCTCATGGTCAGCAGGTGCTTGGTGGCCGTGCCGCTGATGAGATCGCCCGGCCAGATGCAGCCCTGCATGGTCGCGTCATACGGCGCAAAGCGTGGCGTCTGGCCGTTTGTGCCCCCTGCAATCACGATGAAGTTGTCCACCGAGCCGGCAAAGGTCGAGGACGCCACGATGGCGATGTCTTGCGTGGCCCCCGCCACCACCGCCTGTGTGGTGGTGGTGTTGGTCGTGATCGCCGTGCCCGCCGTGCCGCCGCCAAGTTGGATCTGGATTTGGCCCGCAGTAACACCAGAGGTGGTGATGATGACGGTGTAGGTGACGCCGCTTTCCAGCGCGATGCGCGAGGTCTGCGTCAAGTTCGACGCCGTGCCCGCCGTCTTGGTGAACACGCCCGTGACGCCCCAGGCCCAGCCGGTGCCGGCCGTCCACTCTGCGGCCGAGTCAAAGCCCCAGTTCTTGACGTGGTTGCCGTGGTAGCCCTGGCCACGATCACCGCCGCCCAGGAACAGGTCGTACCACCGGCCGGCGGTCATCGCCGTGGGCGTGATCTTGTTCCACGGCTGGGTCCAGATTTTCCCGTTGGTGGTGACCTGGTTGATCAAGTCGTCGTAGCTGGCGAATCCCATGATGTCAATCCCTTGCGAATACGATGTGGCCGCGTGTGATGCTGCTGACCGTGCCGTTGGTGATCGGGCACACGATGTGGTTGAGGTAGGCCCCGCTGGGGACCAGTGGGGGCACCCGGTTGCGCGGAAACTCCAGCTCGTAAGGGGTGATGGTGTCGTAGGCCACCGCCTCCAGCACCGGACGGACCAGGACGAACGCGCAGAAGCCGCCCGAGCTGTTGAGCACTTGCACGTTGGTCAGTTGGCGCACGTCCAGCGTGCCCACGCCCAGCGGCACAAATGGCGCCGCAAAGCCAGAGCCTGCCCCCGTCGCGCTGCTGAAGGCGTTGAGGTGCCCGGCACCCGGCGTGGCGTTGATCCAGAACGACACGGTTGTGCTGACGCCGTTGCTGCCCACATAGTTGAGCACCACTTGCGTGGGCGCCGCCGCCGTCTGCGGGATGGTGGTCACCACCATCAGCCGCGTGCCCGAGGTGTAGCGGCTGGAGAAGTTGGTGTTGTCAAACGTCTGCAGGTCGGTGGAGTCCATGTCCACCAACGGGTAGAACCCACAGTAGTCCAGCAGAAGGGCGTTGGCCGGCCAGATGCCGCTGCCGACGCCACCGCCCCCCAGGTTGTAGCGGGTGATGTAGCTGTCGCCCCCCAGCCCCGCGTTGATGCCGTTGTTGCCGGCGCCGACCAAGGGCGTGTAGGCCAGCGCATCGCCCACGTAAGGGTTGAACTTTGGTGTGCCTGCGGCCATCGACAGGTCCAGCCAGAAGCCCGATCCGGTGGTCACCGGGCTCGCGGTCTTGTGCCAATGCTGGCGCCAGACCTTGTTGCTGTCCCAGGAGTCGGCCAGGCTGCTACTGGTTGACATTGACCGCCCTCGCCGCCTCGGGGGTTGCCACCACCTGCGCGGCCAAGTGCTCGCATGTTCGGAAGAACCGCCCGTTGTAAGCAATCACGGGCTCGTTGCACTCCGAGCACCGGAACAGCGGCGCCTGCATCTGCGCGTCCGCTGCCTGCTGGGCCGCCGGGATCATCAGTCCACCGTGGCGGTCAGTGCACCGGCTGCGAACTGCGGCTGAATGCCGTTGGAGATGGACAGGCTGCTGTTCAGCGCGCCCTTGAGCAGCAGGTTGCCTGCGCCCGTGCTGTCCGTGCCGATGCCGAAGTGCGTGGCCGTGGCGGTGCCGCCCGTGGCCTGGGGGAACTGCACCAGGGCGGTGTTGGCCACGGTGGACACAGTGCGCGTGAAGCCACCGGCCGTGCGCGCCACCGCCACGCGGGCGTAGCCGGTGTAGGCCACCTCGCTGGTGGCCTGGGTGCCGCTTTCGCCGGGGTCAGCCGTGTGCAGGCTGATGTGGAACGAGCCTGCGGCGGCGCTGTTCTGCAGGCCGCCAGCGTCGCCGATGCCGGCCCAGTCGGTGTTCAGGAACAGGAGGTCGAGGAGTGCCGCTTCGGCGGCGTTGGTCATGGACATGGTTGGGCTCCTAGATTGATCGCCTACCCGACAAGACAACGCTCAGGTTGGTCGTGCCGTTGCCCCCGAACACGCGGGGCTTCAAGAAAATCGGCAGCTCTACGATTGCCCGCAGAGCTGCCGAGGTAAGGGTCAGCGTCTGGCCGTTGGGGTCGGACAGCGCGTGGTAGGTGATGCCGTCGTTGGAGCCCCCGATGGTGACGGAGGCTCCCCCGAACGTGCCGGCCACCTGGATCGAGCGGTCGGAGTAGACGGCCAGGCGCACTGGTGCGCCGTCGTCATCGGCGGCCAGCGGTGCCCAGGTCGTGACCGCGACGTCGAGCGAGGTCTCGAACGGGAACGTGGTGACGGGATCGACCGTCGCCATGTCCCGTTACACGATGTCGTTCGCCGACTTGGCCGGGACCTTGGCCATCTCGGACAAGGTCTTCGGTTCAGCGCGAGCGGGTTTCGGTTTCGCAGGGGCAGAGGCCGGCGAGCCGACCTCCGCCACCCACGAGCCCTTGAAGTTGTCGGGCACCTCGAACTCGGTGCCAGGGCGGACACGGGCTCC